GTGGGCCTTGGGGGTTGTTGCTACTGCCAGCGTCCTTGGTTTTTCTTTTGTGTGTAGTTGATAAAGAACATAATCCGAGGTTGTGATATGACTCCAGAACAGCTAAGCTTGTGTATTTTAAACATGAATCTTTTTGGGACAAAGTAAAAAAGTTTTTTTGCTAACCCCCATACATCGCCCCCTCTGCCGCTCTCCTAGCCACTAATCCCGGTAACTTACGGCCTCCGGCGTATATCCATTTCATTAATTCCGGTGGCACGTCCAAATGATCTTTACGGTTTATTTTCTGGCGCAATGTCGATCGCTGCAAAGCACCTGCACCAAGGTTGAAAGTAAAGGACACGATAGCGTCAAAACGGTTTTGCTTCTTCAGGGAAGGACACAGCCGCATCACGGCGGCTTTTGCGCTTTCCACATCGCGCAGCAGCAGTTCCTCAGCCGCCGCGGGGGTAATGCCGTTTTGCATAGCCTTGCGCTCACTCAAATGCACGCGGTGGCCATAGCCAATGGTGAGAAATCCCGCCGGGCATAGATACGGCTGGGCAACAAAGCCTTCGTATCGCTTTATGAGGTCAATTCCCGCTTGACTGATTTTCACTTCACCCTCAACGCCCGTTGCCCAAAGTAAAAACTTACGATACCCGCAAACAAAGCTGCATCCTCTTCCGTCCAGATGTTTTCTGGATACAGGCCGTGGGTGCCAATGGCCGACAGTTTGATGGCCGCGTACAGTGCGAAAAACGCATAGGCAATTACTGGCCGCACGGTTCCATTTAAGGCGTCCACCCAGCGTACATTGGTAGGTTGTATGCTGGCGTACAGGGCTTGCATTTCAGCCGCTTGGCTAGCTATCTGTATCTCCTCCAGCCGCTGGCCGCCCTGCTTTGTTTGTGCTTCCATTTGTAGTTGCAGTAAGGCCAGTTCATGAGCCTTATCCCGTTTGTCTTGAAACAGTTTTAGAACGCTGGGGAACGCGCTACCGAGAAAACCGAGGAGAGAGCCTAGGAGGGTTAACATAGCTTGTAATCCTTAATTAATAATTTACCATTTTCGTCACGATACATTGCAATTACTGTTACCAACGCAATTTCTGTTCCCAAAAACTCGTCTGCCAGCGCATCAAAAAACTCGCTGGCGCGGGTATCTACTGGCTTTCGGTAGTTCTCTAGGTCAATAACATTGCCGAGGTTGTCATTTGCTATAGTAGGCACCATACGCAGTTCCTCCAAGGTCTCCACGGCTTGCCTTTATTGGCGCGGATTTTCTCCGCTTTAGCACGCGAGATAAAGCGCACCTCAAAGCCTCGTTTAACATCAAAACCGTTTATCTCATTGCAAAATCCATTGCGGAACCCATAAAACCGCCCGTCTATCTCAATACACGTCTGTTTAAGATCGCCGCCTAAAAGGCACGCCAGCACGTCTAGAAACGTCTTGGGTGTTTTGTAATAGGCCACACAATCGGATTGCTCGCGGCCAAAGCGTACAATCGAATTTAAGCCTATCAGGGCTAGGATCGTTGTCTCAATAATGGCCCACCAAGGATGGTAGATGAAAACCCCGAAAATCATTCCTACAAGCTGGTCTGTCACCCATACTACAGCCATTAGCGCGATTGCCGCGCTTAATATCCTGTCCCGCGTTTTGGTGACTCCACACGCTCCTGCCAAGGCCAAAGCGAGCAACGTCACCAAAATACCAAGGAAATATATATCAGGAGTGCCCTCACCGAGAAAGTCTGCCAAGTGAGGCAAAAACAATCCGGCAAGGGCAACCAGGTGCAGCATTAAGACTTTTTGCCGGGCTTCTTGGCTGGTGCGGGTTTTTTATTCTCGCCTAGCCGCCTTGCCATTGATTTAGGTGGGGCTTTAAATCCGCCGTTTGCGCGTGACATAATTTTCTCCTTATTACGGCAAAAAACTATTAGCGGCAGTGCCAACAGCCGTGCCTATTTTATGTGCATACTTTAAACTCATTGTGCCGACAAGTAAAAGTATTGTTGATAAACATAGAGAAACAATGCTTGCCCAATAAGCAATACGCTGCCTGTCTTGCAATAAACGAATAGCATCGTCTTGTTTTGCTTGTTCAGATAATAATTTAGGTAAAAATTTTTCCGCAAAAGAATTTTCTAGTTTAAGAATTTCAACACGCAAGTCCTTTACAGATTCTGCCGTGGCCATACTATCCATCTTGTCGTCAATCTCATCAAGGCGTTTCTCGATTTTATCCAGCGTTTTGCCTTGCTCGGTGATCAATGTTTCGGTGCGCGTAATGCGCTCAAGGTGCACAACTTCAACCACGTTTTGCCTCCTTAAACCGTTTATAAACGCCGATTACTAGAATAATACAGAGCAATACAGTTAAAAAGCCGGGCGCAGTGGTAAAGAAAGCGCCGATGCTCCAAAAAGTAATATCTATTACACTATCCCTCCATTTTCCTCCTTGATAAAGATCGTAAACTTCCTTGCCGATGGCAAACATAAGCACCACGGTAATGTTAAAATTGATCATGCCGACGACACCAAGTCCAAAATGACCAAGCTGGTTTAAAGACCATGTGTACCAGTCACGGCCTTGGTCGTCTGGTTTGCCTAGCTCTTTCGTGACGGTAGTCCAAAGGGTTGTCATACGATGGCCGACGCTGCTATGAAGAAGTCATGCACGTCTTCCGGTGCAACACCAAGAGCGGCAGACACTAGCGGAACAAGAGCTTCATCTTCTGCAACCTCGGTGAAATTAGCCCATTTACCCCGTGCAAGTCCATCGTTTGGGGGTGTAAGCGAATCAAACGCCGTTGCCAACGCCGCAGGAAGGAGCGCACGGTTAGCGGCTTGCTCGGCGGTGACGTAACCGTTCTCTTGCAATACGGTGAAAAACTGCACGGCAGAAACCACATAAACATACGCCAGGGGCGCATAATCGGGGGCGTAGGCTGCAATTTCTGTTGCCGTAGTAAGCGCGTCCAGTGCCGGGATGGCCACTTGCGGCACGTCATCCAACTTAGTGTTCCATTCCCCCGCTTGGCGTTCCAATCCCCGATTCCTCTTATTATTGCCTTTTGCCGTGGCGACGTTGCAATAACCGTACAAAGCATCCCGATGCGCCCGTATCAACGCCAGCCGCGCCGTGCGTAGGGCGGCTAAATCAGCAACCCAGTCAGTGCCGTCCCATGTGTAGGTTACTGGCAGGGATTGGTCAGGGAGATTGACGGTTACGCCAGCAGGGGCGGAGACGGTAACACCGGAAACAGTTAGGTTCCCCGATGGCCGCTGCGTGACTTCCGTGTCGGCGGGGCTAATAGGGTCGCCCTCGTAATAACCAATTTGGGGATTGATATAATAGCCCATGTTACCAAATCCTTTCGACAAGTATTTTATAATTCCAATTTGCACTTGTGGCTGCCCCGCCATTGCCTGTAGATGCGTTTTGAACAATAAGAGCGGTAGCTGGGCCGGTCGTAAAACTTACAATATTGCGAGTTGCACGCATGTTTACGCCAAAAGATTCCGATGCGTTACCCACTGACGGATTATAGGCAATTTGCCCAACAAGATAGCCCAATTCAGCTATTTTGTTTATAAGTATCAGCCTGTTTGTAAGATAATCATTAATACCTAGGTTATGAGCTTTGTTGATTATTGTCGATAGCCCCGGAAGATTAATGTTTAACCCACTATCAAAATACCCATTCACCGCATACGCCACGCTGCTCGTAATCGTCGCCGTGCTTGCCTGCACCTCACCCACAAACACCTTGTACGTCTGCGGCGCGGTGCTGCCGTTGCCATAATAGCCTTTAGCTTCGGTGATGTTGTACGTGAACTGGTTGGCCGTGGTGGGCGGCGTGCTGCCCTGCGTATAAATAGGCGGTAACAGCGTCCGGCCAGTGGTCAACGTGCCGTCAGTGCCAACGTCAACCCAGAGGAAGTTTGTGACCGTGTAGGAGCCTACGGGTGATGCGTTTGCGCCGGGATCAGCAGCCATGACGTAGGTGTAGGTGTTTGGTCCCGTCACGGTGATAGGATAGGTACCATTAAACCCGGCTGGTGTCACTCCAGAGTGCGTTACTTCCGTACCAGTGACCAAGCCATGGTTGTTTGCCGTACACGTTGCCAGCGTTCCAACGCGGGTAATACTCACAATAGCAACGGATGGGGTGTTGCCGCTGAAGGTGAGGTTAGCGGTGGCGAAGCCCTTACGGTTTGACTGATCACCAAACTGATTATATCCAGCCCCAGTCGTCACTACCAGCGGCGCGGATGTGGTGATGTTCTGCGTAGTGATGGATAGACTGCCTGACGTGGCAGGCAACATGCTATTGAAGCCGCTGGTGTCCACGGGGGCATTGAGGATGATTTGGCGTTTCTTGTCTGCGCCCTGCAATGAAAGGCGGGTGCCAATGTAGGCCAGGTCGTCAGGGGCTGTAAATCCAGCAATGTTGCCAGTGGATGCCCTGCCTAAAACCTGTGAAGCCGCCAGCGCAACATCCGAGGGCGCAGCAGGACTGGCCGTGTTATTGGCCTTAACCGTGTTCGCCGCCATGTTCGCTATCTTGGCGTTGGTGACGGCACCGTTGGCGATGTCCGCTGTGGCAATACTTCCAGCGGTAATCAGCAACGCTTTGGCCGCAACCAAGGAGGCCGCCTGCACAAACGGAACCAACGGTGCGCTGATAGCCGTGCCGCCTGTGCCCGCTGCCGAGATAACGTTGCCAGAGCTATCGAACGCTAGGTAATTACCCGCCCTAGTCCCCACATCCGGAACCGTTGTTGTTAGGCCAATATCAGAATCAGGCAGTTTAATAGACAGGTCAATTTTGTCCGATGTGTTTTGTGCTATAAGCGTCAGTTTATCTAAGCCGCTTTCAATCGCGGCTGCTGGTAATTCATCCCCGCGTGGGTAGCTGCGTGATTGTGTAAGAGGAACATTTAATGCCAACAAAATATCTTGCGTGACCGAAGGAATCTTGAGCGCGTTAATAATGGTGACGTTTGATGTTGTATTGCTAACGATAGTAACGGTGTAGTCAACGCCAAGAGTAAGGGTTTCAACGACGGCACCCGTTGCCCTCGTTAAGATTTTAACATCAAGAAAATCTTGGTCGAGCACGTTATTGTTAAATGGAAAAACAGTTGTGACCCCGTTGCCCATCAGCCTAAAAATTGTTGGTAACGCTCCGACTGTCATAAGGGCACCTTTGTGTAAAATTTCTTTATCATAAAACTACTTCCAAAGCCATTCTTGATTAAAGGTTTTTTGCATATCGCGTTCTGCCCTGTTCATAAATCCGGGGTTCATTTGCTCCTGCATTTCAAGCAAAAATAAATGGTCGAGAGGTCCGCGAATGTAGAACAGGTTGTTCCCAGGTATTGAGCTTATTGCCATCATCGCGGCGGCACGAGTTGAACCTTCACCGCGAATAAGAGATGACCACAGCTTTATTACTTTGTCATTTCCAAATGTTGGCCCTAATAAAAACGAAGAAAAATCTTTTCCGTAAGATGAAAAATCCGTCAAAAACACGTCAGTCAGGATTCCCGCCCCGCCGCCTCGCGCTATAGAAGCAAGAATAGTCTCTGTTTTCAAAGGGTCTTTTGGCGATTTCCCGTTGAAAAGATCGCTCATAACTCCTGATAAATAACCAAAAGCACTTGTTAACAATAATAATGTTATTAGCCCCCCTATATCAGGTTTTCCGCGCCCATACCATGCTTGTCCCAGAATTTTGGTAACAACAGAAACAGGGTAGCTTTTATATTGAGCGGCTAATCGGAAAAACTCACCCGCCGCCGTGCCCCGCCGGGTATTTCCAAAAGTGGTAATTCTTCTTTCTCTAGCTCCAGTATTAAGAACCGCCGAT